CGAGCGCATCATTTACTTGGACAACGGATCGGAAATCCACGTCATCGGGCTGGACAAACCGCAGCGCATCGAGGGTATTCCGTGGAAGGGCGGCGGCATTGACGAGTTCGCCGACATCAAGCCGGAAGCGTGGGAAGCCAACATCCTGCCAGCGCTGAATACGGTCAACCCGCTGGACCCGGAATACCGCGCGTGGTGCTGGCTGCTGGGCGTGCCGGACGGTTTGAACCATTACTACGACCTATGCCAGAAGGCTGACTTGGGCCAGGACCCGCGATTCAAGGTGTTTCACTGGAAAAGCGCGGAGATTTTGCCGCCGGACGTGATTGCCGCCATGAAGCGGGCAATGTCCGCCCGGCAATTCCGCCAGGAGTTTGAGGCCGAATTTGCCAACGCTACGGGCCGTATTTACGAGGATTACGGGCTGGACAACCTGACCAACACCATAATTTTGCCCCACGAACAATTGCTCTGGATGCACGACCAGAACTTCACGCCGCTATCCAGCGCGGTGGGCGTGAAGCGCGGCGAATCGCTCTACCTGCTAGACGAAATTGTGCTGGAGTCGGCAATCTCCAAGCAATCGGCCATTGAATTCGTGGAGAAGTACAAGAACCACCAGAACCGGACGGTGGAGCTATTTGGCGATCCGGCCGGGCGTGCTGGCGAGAAGCACGGGCATGCGAGCGACTACACCGACATTGAGGGGGTGCTACGGGCGAACGGGTGGGTGGTTGACCGGCGCGTCAAACCGGCGGCCCCGGCCATCAAGGACCGCCAAAACGCCGTGCGCGCCAAGATTCAGACGGCGGACGGCCATCGCTCGCTGTTTGTCAATGCGGTGACCGCGCCATGGTGTCACAAGGGCCTAGCTACGGTGCAGCTCAAGGATGGGAGCGCGTTCCAAGAGGATCAGCGGAACAAATACCAGCACATCACCACGGCAATCGGCTACTGTGTGGATGTGATCTGGCCCGCGCTGCCCAGTTACACAATGGACAATGTGTAGTGTTACTAACGGCGGTACAATGGGTCATTTGGGAGCACGTATGGCACGTAACGTAATGGTCGATCTGGAAACCCTGGGCACGCGGGCCGGGTGCAAGATCATTTCAATTGGGGCGGTGGAGTTCTGCCCCGTGGCGGGCGTGAGCGCGACCCGGCAATTTAGCTCCCGGATCAACCGATACACCCAGCCCCCATGTTTATGGGAGGACCCCGACACCGTGGCATGGTGGGGCCGCCAGAGCGCCGAAGCCCGCGCACGGTTGTTTGGCACCGATGGCCCCGTCCCGCACATGCATGATGTATTGCGCGAATTTGCCGAATGGCTCGGGCGGGATGTGTTGGTATGGGGCAACGGCGCGGACTTCGACAACCCTATTTTGTCGGCTGCGTACGCAGCGCTCGGATGGCGCCAACCGTGGGGAAATTGGAACGGGCGGTGCTACCGGACATTGAAGGATTTGCGGCCCGGCATCAAGCTGGTCCGCACGGGCGTGCACCATGACGCCCTCGACGACGCAATCAGCCAGGCGGAGCACGCTGTACGCATCCTGCGGGGCATTGCATAATCGGGGCATGAAACTCCCGTTTATTGACAGCCTAACCAATCTGGTCGCCAACCTGGGAACGGGGCGCGACAAGGCATCCAGCAGCTACTACAGCCCGCACCTCCTGAGCGATGTGCAACTGGCTGATGCGTACCGCTACGCATGGTTGCCGCGCAAAATCGTGGATTGCCCACCCATGGATGCCACCCGTAATTGGCGTGGGTGGGTCGGTAGCAGCGCGGAAATCGAGGCGATGGAGGCCGAGGAAAAGCGGCTGAATTTGCGCGGCAAGGTGCGGGAGGCCATGGTAAAGGCGCGCACGCTGGGCGGCGGGGCAATCGTCATCGGGTCGGCGCAAGACCCCGAGAAACCGCTCACACTGGCCAGTATCCCGCGCGGGGGAATCCCGTACTTGTTGGTCATGTCCCGCATTGACCTGATTGCCGGCGACATCGAGCGCGATCCCATGAGCCCCAATTACAACCGGCCCAAATGGTACGAGGCGCGCGGCGCCATGGGCGTGAAGATTCACCCCAGCCGGGTGGTGCGGTTCATAGGGGCCGCGCTGCCGGACGAGTCGGTTACCCAAGGCGGGTTGACGCAAGGATGGGGGGATAGCGTGCTGACGGCCGTCTACGCCGCGTGCCGGGACTTCGATTCCACAATGTCCAATGTTGCGAGCCTGGTGTTTGAGTCCAAAGTGGACGTATTCAAGATTCCCGACTTCATGCGCCAGGTGGGCAACGCGGACTACCGCGCCAAGGTGTTGCAGCGCACCACACTGTCAGCCACGAGTAAGGGAATCAACGGCGCCCTGCTGATGGACAAGGACGAGGAATACGAATCCAAGAGCGCCAGCTTTGGCGGCCTGGACGCCATCATTGACCGTTTCATGCAGGTAGTCTCGGGCGCGGCTGACATCCCGCTTACACGGTTGATGGGCGTCACATCCAAGGGCCTGGGCAATACGGACCTGACGAACTATTACGACCGGGTGCGCGGCATGCAGGAGCTGGAGATTGGCCCGGAAATGCAAATTCTGGATGAATGCTTGATCCGGTCAGCATTGGGCAACCGACCCTCAGCGCTCCACTACGAATGGCGCAGCCTGTGGCAGACCACGCCAAAAGAGCGCGCGGACATTGGCAAGACTGTCGCGGAGACTATCAAAATCGTAGCGGACACCAAGCTGTTCAACTCCGACGCACTGGCCAAAGCTGCCGAAAATGCGATGGTTGAGGCCGAAGCGCTGCCGGGGCTGGAGGATGCCATGGGCGACCAGTTGGAAGAGCCTCCCGCACCGGTCACAGTGGGCGATGCCGCCCCGCAATCGCTGTACGTTTCGCGTAAGGTGCTGAACAGTGCGGTCATCATGGCGTGGGCCAAAGAACAGGGGATTGCCGCCCAGGATGACCTGCACGTGACCATCACCTACAGTCGCGATCCGGTGGACTGGATGAAGATTGGCACCACATGGTTCGGCGAAGCAGACGGCAAAATGTCCATTGCAGCGGGCGGCCCGCGCATGATGGATAAATTTGGCGATGCGCTGGTGTTACTGTTCAATTCTTGGCAATTGTCCAGCCGCCACGGTGAAATGCGGGAAATTGGCGCAAGCTGGGACCGCGGGGATTATCAGCCCCACATCACAATTGCATACAATTCGGACAAATTACCGGCAACAATCACGCCATACACCGGGCCGATTGAATTGGGGCCTGAGATATTTGAACCCGTGGATGAAAACTGGAGCGAAGGGAAGCCATGACCACCATCAACTTTACCGACCGCGTGCCCATGGGCGAAGTGCGCCGCACCGCCGACGGGTATCTGGTGACGGACGCCCGTGTGGCCCGCACCGGCATTCAGGTCTATTTGGGCAGCGAGTTGGGCCGCCCGGACCTGTCAACGGTCCGTGTGTACCGCCCCGAGAGCGCGGTATTTGCGGCGGATGCTATGCGCAGCTATGCCCACCGGCCGGTGACCCTGGGCCATCGCGGCACGGTCACGGCAAAGAACTGGCGCGACGTTGCGGCAGGGTCCACTGGTGGTGAAGTGGTGCGCGACGGTGAATTTGTACGTGTGCCCCTGTCCCTGATGGATCAGGCGGCTATTGACGCATACGACGCCGGCACGCGCGAGCTTTCCATGGGGTACGACGCCAATCTGGAATTTACAGACGGCAAAACGCCCGAAGGCGAAGCGTATGATGCAATAATCTCAGGAATGCAGATGAACCATCTTGCACTTGTTGACCAAGCGCGAGGCGGCCAATCGCTACGGATTGGGGATGCGGGCAACCCCGAGCCGGTCAATCACGCCCATCAGAATGGAGGCCATAACATGGCAGAAAAAACAGTTGTCGTGGATGGGATTTCCATTCTTACGACCGATCAGGGCGCGCAAGCCCTCGAAAAGGTGCAGCGCCAGTTGGCGGATGCACTGAGCACGGCCAAAATGTCCGATGCTGACCACGCGAAGCAATTGGCCGAGCGCGATGTCAAGATTCAGGAGCTGTCCACCAAAGTGCTGACCGATGCCCAGATCGACGCCCGCGTTGCGCGCACCTTGCACGACGCTGACTACAAGGGCAAGGCGGATGCCGAAATCCGCCGTGCCGCTGTTGCCGTCAAGATGGGCGATGCCGCCGTCGCCGGCAAGTCGGACGACTACGTTGCCGCAGCATTTGACATGCTGGCCAGCAATGTCGGCAAAATCGATCCCTTGACCGCCGCATTGCGCGACGGCAAGCCCGCCCCCGCCGCAGGGGACAATGGTCAAGCTGCGTATCAGGCCCGCCTGAACGACGCTTGGAAAACCCCCAAGTAAGGAGCAACTACCATGCCAGCAGTTCAAACAACTTACAGCGAAAACATGGCGGCAGGCGTTGCCGGCCAAGTTGCTGATATGCGCGCCGCCGTAATGGCATCGCGCGAATGTGACGTTGCCATCGGCTTCGGCATCCCTGTTTTCCAGGGCGCCGCCGCGCACAGCGTCAAACTCAAGGTGGACGCCGACACGGTCACCACTTTCGTGGGTGTCACCGTGCGCGATCGCAGTGTGACCACGGGTGATGCGTACGCCATCAACGAAACGGCCCGCATTTTGCAGCAAGGCCCGATCTGGGTCGCCGCAGCCGTGGCCGTCGCCGCTGGTGACCCCGTGGCCGTCACATCGACGGGCACATGGTCCAACGTGGCCGGCACAAATGGCCTGGTGATCACTGGTGCCCGCTGGGACACCACGAC